GTAATAAACATGGCTGGTCGTTGTTCTGCTGTCACATGGTTAAAGTGACGTAAACGGCGACTGACTGTAACTAGCCCTTCTACCCTTGTACTTAACTGCTCAAACAACGCTTGATAGATTGCTTCGCTATCCACTCGCTAAACCTCGCTGAATTGCTGCATCAATGTTTTTCGGCACAATCTTGGCAACCATATCTAGTGAATCACGCATGAATCGTAATTCCCTAAATCTGACATTTCTTGAATGAGCCTTAATATTGACTTGTACTGGTGATATAGGTCGGCCAAAAGCTTGCTTAATAGTTCTCAGATGAGCTTTAACTCCCATCGAGCCATTTAAGCCAAACTCATGTGCAAATGCGTAAGGAACCAAAGCACCACCAGCTCCTACCGTTCCTTCGATCGAATCCTTATCCTCATCAACCTTAGATGAAACGGAACCACGTAAGCGGCCAGACTGAACTTTTAAACGCTGGCCACTCAGCATATCTTCCTGAATCGTTCGCTGTAAGCGTAAAGTAAGTGCGTTTACCGTGCGTCTTATTTCAAACCTAACGCGATCATTCATCTCATCAAAATTGACTCGAGTATCAACACGATAATCGCTCATAACCTATTACTCTTTAGCGGAGGCCGCCGATTTCTTTGGCTCAACCACTTCGACAAAACGCTCAAAACCTAAGGGCTTTAAAATATGAATAATGTCATTCTCAGATTCTAAAACGCCGTTTTTGATATCAAGGTTTTGACCAGCAACAACAACTTTAGTTGGTTTATAACCTTGGGGTGCCTGATACTTAAAAGGCATGGGAATCTCCTATACGACAAAAACCCCAACACCTAAACGGTTAGGGTTTGTGCCTTCATCATCAATTGGAATAGAATTTTTTAACGCATGGTAGCGCTGGCCATACATGCTGAGATCATAAAAAGCTTCTTTCGATGATCGGGAATAACTCACGCTTTGACCCGCGATAGTCATGCTTGAGGCATTACTAAAAGCAGCACCATTGCCACTTGCTGTACCGACTTTAAGAATATGTGCTGCATATAGACCTACAGCACGTTCCTTTAATGCCCCGAACTCAATTTGAGATACGACCAAATCTGCTTCTTCCAATGCATCCTGAATTTTTGCATCAGGCAAATTGAGTAAGGTTGTATCAGTCGAGAATTTCTGGCGAAACGTTTGTACGTCCATAGGTCCACCTTATTCCTTAGCCTGATCTAACTTCGCCTGTAGCTGCTCAAGTGTTTCATCATCACTGAACGTTACTTCAAGCTTTGTTAACTCAGCCTTCACGGCGGCCAGAGCTGCTTCATCTGCTGCCTTGGCTGCGTCACTAGCTGCATCGTTTTGCTTGCCACCTTTTCCACCACGGCCACCTGTTTTACCTGCTGTTTTTGGCTCATCATCTGGGATTTCCTGAACTTCAAGTTCACCTTTTTCAAGGAGTGATTTAAAGGCTTTCCCTTTAGAAATTCTTGTGAAATCCTCGGTACTGACTTCTACTGTTTGGTCTTTACCGACCTGAATCCCATCAAAAGAAAAAGCGGCCTGAGAGCCGCTGTAAGTAATTTTTGGCATGTTTAGTTTTCCTTATTCAACATCATAGTAGCGGAGAGAATCGACACGTTTTAAATAGACACCTTCATACATATAGTGCCCCGGTGTACGCATCACATAATTGATAGGTTGAGCTGCCAAGAATTCCAGCTCATTACAACGGAAAGTAATGCAGCTTGGATCACGGCGGTAAATAATGCTACGGTCCGTACCACCTTCACCTTTTCCCTCAAGCATACTTTCAGAAGTGAATGTGAGAGTTTTACCTTGCATAGCAAAAGTGTTCTTTTCCTTAATATACTCAAGGAAAGTTTTACCTGCTGAGTCTGGAACGACACGACTTGCTAGAAGAGTGTATTTATTCTCAGGCATCACGAAAGTATCAGGCTGAACACTGCTATCAAACTTTGAAGCATTGGTAGCACCTTTAATTGCCTTATTAATGTCTGCAAGGACAGCTTCAATTGTAGCCGTTGCATAATCAACCGTGGAAGTAATGACCTCTACACCAGTCTGGTTATAGAAACCAAGTAATCCTGTTTCTGGCTCTCCAAACCATGCCACATCACTCATATGGTTTTCATAAGCCAGACGAGCAGCTGCAACTTTGTCAGTCGTAAGCTGAATACCTGCTTTTAATGCTGCTGCAGCATCAAAGATACTAATTTCATAACCAATAACACCCGGTTGTACGGTGAGTTTCACTTCGTCATACACCACTTCAGCAAGTGGCACATCATTGCCTGTACCGGAGAAGCGCTTTCCACGCCCTACACCTTTCTTACGCTGTAAGACACTTGCGGATCCCATTACTGCGCCGTCTAATGACTCAATAGGCAAATATTTTGCATAGGCTTGAGCTTCAGCAAGTTGCGGTGTCATTTCATCAATTGATTCAAGCTTTAAAAGTAACTTGGCAAAGTTATCTAAATTAAAGGCATCACCAACGGCAATTTGCACCCCATGTGCAACGGCCGATAAGCGAATTTTCATTTGTTCTAATTGTTTTGACATTTTTACGCTCCACGTAATCGAAGGATTGCTAAACCATCAGGACCAGTGATGGTTTCCCAAGAGGCATTAGGTAGTTCAGTAGAATCTAATGCTGCAGATGAAAGAGATCCTAACGGCGCTTGTGCTGTTGGGTTTGAGGTACGGACATACACCTTTGCTTTGATGTCAGTTACTGGTGCCGTAGGTTTTACCCAGATAGAACCAATTTGCATGATGGGAGCACAGTCTTTGGCTTGATAAGCTTCTTTGCCTAAGGCGTTTTTTCCTGATTTACCAACATGCTGAAAAACGACTACACCAAACTTTGTGTTAGTTGCACCAGTTACCGCGCTTACTGTTTTTCCATCGGTAGACTGTACCGCTACCTCCCCATCGCTTAACACTGTAGTGCCAGCGACTGCCAAAGATAAGATTTCTTCGGGCATGTGCAAACGTGCACGCATACCCGGAATAGCTTGAGGTGTTAAAGACATTCTCTTTTCTCCAGTTTCTTAGAAGCTTTGTTTCCAAGCTTCTTTTTTGTTGTTAGGTTTAGGTTCCCCATCTTCTGGTTTGCCATCACCAGCATTGACTTGCTGTTGTTGGTTAAGTGCATCACCTACAGGATTTGATGGTTGTGTACCTTTCACAGCAGACAATGCGCGGAATACTGTATCGATCTGATCGGGTTTTGCATCACCTACCGCAACACTACCCAATACCGCACCCACTAATGCATCACCCGCTTTAGCCGCAATCACATCTCGCTTGATTTGCTCACATGTGCAACCTTCAGTTTTAACTGATGGAACCAATGCTTTAGCGTCAGCAATCACAGCAGCACGTTCGGTAGCCGCTTGTTCGAGCTTTTCTGGTGTCATCTGATTCTTTTCCAGATCACCGACTTTTTGCTCAAGAGTGGTTTTATCGGTATGCAATTGATCTACAACCGCCTGAACTGCGTTTAGTTCATCACCGATCGAAAATTGCTTATCACCAACTTTAAGTTTTGCAGCCTTCAAGTTTTCAAGCTGATCTTGTTGCTGCTTTAATGCATCCGCCAAGGGCTTGTTATCGCCAATGTCAAAACGAATACCGTTTACACTTACTTCCATTGTTTTCCCCTTTGGAGTTTGCTTTTCGTCACCGATGCGGCAATCACCACCACAACGCCCGTATTTAACGAGTGCAACGTGATTGCCAATAAAATTGATAAATTTTGCTTGGTACACCGTGCCGTCTGGCGCCGTGCCCTGTTCTAAAACTAATGTGGCTCCATAACCCAGCGACATTTCTAATCGCTCGTTGTTCTGGATTAAATCAATGCTGTCCTTATCCTTAATGAGCAAATCGCCCAATAGATATTCGCCTTCTTGGCGGACGTTCTCACAATAGCCAATGTGATAGTCCTTCCAGTTGGCTGCATTAATTTCATTCTTAGGTGGGTGATAATCCGTAGCGTCTGCACCATCCCAACTTTTAATCGCTGCTGGCTTAAAAAGCTCTTCAGCCGATGAGTAGACATTAATCGTCTGATCTGCTGAAAAGCCTTCTAAATTTGGGAACTCATATGCATAGTACTGTCGTACCTGAGGTGCTTTACCCAAGCGAACGTTCACACATTTCAAATAACCTTCCGGTGTAAATGAACGTGTGGATTCACTTGGCGCAAAGTCACCTACCTTGAAGCGGTAAATGCTTTTCATAAATTGCGCTCATAAAAAAACCGCCTCAAAGGCGGTTATTGAAAGAAATTATTATATATTCACGTTATAAGGCTTGCCGTCTCTAACTAAGATTAGAAGATCTAGACATTGTTTAGAATATTTTCTTGTTGAGCTTTTAACTCCTGTCATAACTTTAATATGATATTTATTGTCTGTAGCTTTAATATCATGTCCAGTATCTTCTTTAATTTTGTCCACTAAAAGTTGAGCACTATGCCAATATGAATAACCTAAAGCTTTTGCCATTTCATTGAACGTGTAAATAAAGTTAGCGTTAATCACCTGACCATTATCCATTTCAGATATACCAAATAATTTTGGTAACTCTTTATCATCTTCCGAAATATCTTTTAGAAGTTGGATATCAAACGCAACCTCTTGTCGAGGTAACTCCCTAGATATCAATTTGTATGTTCGTGCCAACAATGCTCTGAGGATTTTAGGACTAACTGATATATCAGGTGCTGACTCAGCGATTGAATCATAAATCCATTTATAGTCCTTTGCATAAATTACCTTAATTCGAACACTTTTTTGACCATTAATTGGTATCAAAACTTCACTAGGATATGTGTTTGATTCATTGAAATTATTTTCATAACTAATTAAATAAATATTTGGAATTAATTCACCGTTAGGACATAGGATTTGATCTATATCTGACAAAATTGCAGTAATATTTGGATCTGAACAACTATAACCAATGAAGAATAAAGGGTGTTCAGCAAAATATGTAAGAAGTTTTGCACTTAAATATTTTTTTGTTTGATCAAAGTCAACATAATCTTCTTGAGTAATAACAATACTTTTTTCATTTAAGCAACAACCATGAATTTTTAGTATTTCACCGGGACTTACAAAATTTGCTTGTATAATTTGTTGCCCAACAATACTAGTATATTCATCAAATAAAGCCTCAAGCACTAAATCATAATTTGTAGTAATTACAGCGTGTGGCTTTATTTTTTTAAATGATTCAATTTCTTCTGCATAAGGGCTTGAAGAAAAATCTAGTCCCGCAGTTTTTTCTTTAAATTTTTTAGCAATTATATGTTTTAAATATATATCTTTAGGTGTACCTTTTTCAAATAATTCAGCAGGGAAAGTATCATTTACATCTTTTACCTCCCAAGCCCATTCCGAATAAATACTAGAAAAATCAGATGCAATTTTTTTGTAATCAGAATCATAATTTTGCTCATAGTATGCAAAACTTCTTTTTATATTAGGGCATTCCTCTGCTAGTTCCTCCATTAAACCTTGCCAATTAGGTAAATCACAATATCTTTGTGAGAGGCCTGATCCTACAAATAATATAGGTTGTACTTGCAATGACTCCATACAGTTTCGTAAATCATCATTAATTTTCTCAATATATCCACTCATTGCATCACCCTAAAAGAATTATTTTATGTACCGATAATATAAGAAAATCTCAAAGTATTTAAATCTTTAAAATAAATATAATGATAAATATTATTAGTCTAGCAATATATCCTCATAGTTAGGCAAGGCTGTGCAACGACAACGAATAGGCTGACCGGGATGCCCACCATCTGGCGGTGAATCCCATCTAAAGGTTTCACCCTGCTTATGTTGATGATCTGGTCGCACTCGCTCATCTTTCGCCGTTTGCCATGTGTATGTCTCAACACCCATTGATAGCTGTCTGGCTTGGTTAATTTGCCCGTTTATCTTGCCCATCTGATCACTAGCAATAAGACGTACACGATAATCAGTAGATAAGCCTAATTGCTTTATTGCTTTTGCTAACTCTTCATTAGTTTGTCCAGTCTGCAAAGCATTGCTGATAAGGACTTCAAGCTTATCGGCGTATTGCTGGGGAATAGACTTAATCAAACTGACATTAGCCGTAATATTAAGATCTACTTCGTTCTGAATATCAGCAGCTCGATAGAACGGCGTTAGATCGACACCAATAATTGATTTGGTATGTTCAGCAATTTGTTTATCTACTTCCTTTTGTGTGTCAGTTACAACCTTTGTGGCCAACGGTTGGGAAACCTCAACAACATATTTTGTTAGTTTTTCCCGAAACGTCCACATCATTTCAGAAAACCAAGCATCACCGATGTTCTGGCCTACTGTAGGTATGACTAGATCCTT